AAAATATAGAAGTTGATCCGCAGTTCAAAAAGGAACCATATTTCTGTGACTTCATCAAGCTCGGACAGAAATGTCCCGTCAGTCAATAACGTTGCTTCGGAGAAAGCCGTATTGTCTGGGATGATACGGTATGGTTATGATGCTTTTTTAGATGTTACAGGTCTTATAGAAGAAGAGACCTTTACAATTGATGAAAACAAGGTTATATACAAATGTCTTTTTAAAATCTTTGAAACATCGCAAAATGTAGATTTAACATCAATCTTATCGGCGGCTCAACAGCTTAATCTGTCTGAGTACGTTGAGAAGAAAGATGTCTTAAACCACATTAAACACTTGATGAATTATGATGTGCATGTCGAGAATATCAGGCAACATGCGCAGAAAATACGCAAACTACAATTAACTAGAGATTTACAAAATGAATTAAGAGTAATCTATACATCATTGTCAGAAGTAGATGGTGATGAGACGGTAACCGAAATTGTTTCAATACCAGAAACACAAATACAAAATGCTTGCCTTAAGTATATTCGTGAAGACAATAGCACTACCAAGTTGATTGGTAAAGATCTAGATGAGTACCTTGACCTTTTAAAAGCAAATGAGGAAACGGACCCTGGAGTCAGTAGTGGGTTCCCAATTTATGACAGGGCGATTGGTGGTGGGTTTCGTCGCGGTGCTGTAGATTTAATTGGCGCAAGAGCAAAATGCGGGAAGTCTACACTAGCAGATAATGTGGCATTAAGTATTGCTGATCGCGGAACGCCAGTATTGATTCTGGACACAGAAATGAGTCAAGAAGATCACTGGAACAGACTTCTGGCTAATATCTCTGGGGTTGCTATCAATGACATATCAAGCAGTAAATTTAATAGAGAAAAACAACTTGTTGATGATGTTGAAGAAGCTGCCGAAAAAGTAAAAGAAATACCCTACCATTATATTAGTGTTGCGGGAAAATCATTTGATGAGATATTAGGTATTGCTAGAAGATGGTTGTTCAAACATGTGGGCTACAATGACGAAGGTAGGATGAACGACTGTCTGATAATTTATGACTACCTAAAATTAATGACCTCCGAGAGTATAAATAACAATGTTGCGGAATTTCAAGCACTCGGCTTCCAAATCACACAATTACACAACTTCTGCGTAGAACATGATGTACCATGTTTGGCATTTGTACAATTAAATAGAGACGGTATCACAAGAGAATCTGAAGATGTTATTTCCGGGTCGGATAGATTGATCTGGTTATGTACATCTTTTTCTATTTTTAAAGCAAGGAGTCCAGAGGAAATAGCGGAAGAGAATTTAGGTAACGGTGTTAACAGGAGATTAATACCTGTTGTTGCAAGGCACGGTCCAGGTATGGATGGTAACAGCATATTTATGAGAATGACAGGTGAGTTAGCGAAATTAGAAGAGATAGGTACTAAACGAGATGCTGAAAGAATACACAGAGAACAACAAGATGGATTCCCAGATAAAGAAGAAACAGATCAAGAGGTCGGCGATTCTTCAGATGGAGAAATTGACGAAGGCTCTTGATATAGATTTGTTTCATAGTGCTGATAAATTAATTGGGGCGTGTCCTGTTCATGATGGTGACAATCCTTCTGGCTTCAATATCAACGTTGATCCAGAATCTCAATGGGCCGGTGCGTGGTTTTGTAATACACAAAAATGTCACGAAAAGTTCCCCAATGATATACTTGGCTTAATCCAGGGTATTTTGAGCAGAAAAATGAATAAGGAAGTCTCATTTCAAGAAACACTTGAATATATAGAATCTGTTATTTCAGTTGACAAGACTGCAATAAGGGTTGATAATTATGATGTAGTGCATCAGGTGTTTAGCAAAAAGACTAATAATAACATACTTTGTTATAGAGACAGGTTTGTAAAGACCCTAACCATTCCCTGTCCATACTTTACAAATAGAGGTTTCTCAAAAGAAGTTCTGGAAGAATTTGGCATTGGGTTTTGCAGCGACCAAACGAAACCCATGTATAACCGAAGTGTTTTTCCGATTTTTAATCCCGGCAATTTTGATAACAATGAGATCATTGGTGTTGTCGGTAGGTCTATAGAAAAGAATCCAAAGGAAAAATGGAAATTCAGCAAAGGTTTCTCTGCCGGTAAGAATCTGTTTGGATACAATAAAGCATACGAGAGAATGAAGAGGACTGGCTCGGCGGTGCTAGTAGAAGGTCAGGGTGATGTTCTTCGGTTATACGAGGCGGGTATTCTTAATTGCGTTGGAATTTTTGGTTGTGATCTAAATGATGAACAAAGCATCTTGCTGGAAAGAGCATCAGTAGATAATATAATCCTTGCCCTTGATAATGACAAGGCTGGACAACAGGGTAGAGATAAGATTATCAAAAAATACGGTAAGATGTTTAATTTAAAAACTGTTAGCTTCAGCAAGAAAGATATTGGCGAGCTAACGGTTGAAGAAATCCAAGAACAAATTATACCACAAATAAAGAAATATGTTTAATGTCAAACATTGTAGCATTTGCTGGTGCTAAACAATCCGGTAAAACCACATCTGTAAATTTTCTTCATGGGTATGAAATGAAATCTCATGGTTTCATTAAGAAATTTTTTGTAGATGAGGGCGGTAGACTAGTTGTTAATGCTAAATACCTAGATGATAATGACAAAGAATTTGAATCTATGGGTGTGTTTGATGTTTTTCAGGATAGTCAAAGTTTTGTGGACTATGCATCAAGCACTTTTTGGCCTTTCGTCAGGGCTTATAATTTCGCAGATCCGCTAAAGCGAATGTGCATGGGTCTTTTTGGTCTGACTCGTGAGCAGTGTTATGGTACAGATGAAGAAAAGAACAGTCTGACGGAAATTCTGTGGGATGATGTCTCACATGACGGCCAGAGAGGTTCAGATCGAGACGGATACATGACTGCCCGCGAGTTCATGCAATTTTTCGGCACAAACATCTGTCGTAAAATCAAAAACGACGTATGGGTTTCTCTCTGTATTAACCAGATCAAAGAAGAAAACCCCAACCTGGCACTCATTGGCGACTGTCGATTCAAAAACGAAATTGACATTGTTCATGAAGCTGGCGGTAAGGTTATTTACTTTACCAGAAATTCAGAATCATCAGATGGGCATGATAGCGAAAAAGCATCTGAATACAAGGAACACTATGATTGTATTATTGATAATACGAATATTAGTGTAGAAGAACAGAATAAGCTTGTGCTTGAACAGATTCAGGCATGGGGAATTTTACCTAAATACATATAAGAATTTTGATATATGTTAGTATGTTATCATAGATCTAGTTCACTTGGTCAGTTAGAATTTTGTGAACAGAAGTTCTTTCTACAATACAATCTGTCATTACGCGATAAAACCAACAAGAAAGCACTTCTTGGTACGGTTGTTCATCGTGCATTGCAGTTATTGGCAGATAAGAATCTGGCACAGAAGAACAAAGCCGGTAAGGTTATCAATGATGATATCCCCAACCTCTCTTACAAAAAATGTGATGACCTACCACACATAACCGAATTATGTTTTGACTACTATGCAGAACATGAACCAGAAGTAGAACTAACAAAAGCAGACTTGAGAACGTGTATAAAATGGGTCGAGAAAGCCGTAGCATATAATGACGGTGAGCTAGACCCAAGAAATCAAAATGTTCATGCCACAGAGTTATTCTTTGATATTGAAATTAAAAAACCCTGGGCAAAATACCGATATGAAGTTGATGGAGAAGTGCTAGAGGGTTATTTATCTATTAAAGGAACGATAGATTTAATCACCCAAGAAGATGATAAGTACTTTCAGGTGCTAGATTACAAAACTGGCAAAAGAATTGACTGGGCGACTGGAGAAGTTAAAACCCCGGAAAAACTACAGAAAGACACGCAGCTTCTTCTGTACTACTATGCGCTCAAAAATATGTACCCGGATTGGGAATTCTTTGTTAGTATTTATTATATTAACGACTCAAAGATAGATGGGGTGGAT